AAAGTCCTCGAACATGCCACCGTAGATTTCGCCGGGGATGGGCTTGTCGCGGAAAAAATCCTCGATCAGCTTCACAGTGTCGTCGGAAGACCCGGTATCCAAAATCACGTAGCTGGAGATGTACGGTGCTACGCTTTTCAGTGCGCGTTCGATGCGTGCAGCTTCGTTCTTCACGATCATCGACAAGCAAAGCGGCGACATGCGGGACTCAAAAAGAAAGGGGGCCGTGGGGGCCCCCTCAAGGTCACTGTGAAAGTAGAACCTGTCAACCGTACGCTACCCACCCGAGAAAGTAATCACGCCGTCGCGTGCCCACATCGCGTTCTTCACTTTTGGGTCGGTGGTCGGGATGGCGTAGATCGTGTTCGCGACCGGGCCAGCAGGACCAGCAGGTGCCGCACGACCCGTCGGTCCGGTCGGTCCCGCTGCACCGGCAGCACCGGCAAGACCAGCCACACCGGTTGCGCCGGCAGGACCGGTGGGGCCGGTCGCGGTAGCTGCGCCTGTAGGCCCGGTGGGACCGGTGATGGCAGAGCTGCCTTGACCACCGGTCGCCCCGGTCGCTCCCGTGGCTCCGGTCGCTGGCTGTGGGCCGGCGGGCCCCGTCAGTCCGGCACGACCAGCATAGCCAGCAGGCCCGGTTGGACCGGCAACACCTCCAGCCGGACCCGTCGGGCTCGCACCGGTCGCACCGGTCGCGCCTGTCGTGGTGGCAGGGCCGACGGCACCACGCGGTCCTGTCGGTCCCGCGCCGGAAGCCTCGTTCACCGCCTGTGCCAACGCATTCAACTTGGCGTCAAAAGAGCCGCTATCGATAGGCATGGCATTACCCCGCTGAGATCGTCAGTGTGCCGCCGTTGTTCCACACCTGCCCGGCAACACTCGGATCGCTCTCGGGTGGAACGAACACGCTGCGATTGGTGCCGGTCGGTCCGGTCGGCCCGGTCAACGACACCGGACCAGCAGCGCCGCGCGCACCCTGCGCGCCGCGCGCCCCGGTCGGTCCGGTCATGTTGGTGCCGGTCGGGCCGAGGGCAGCAGCGCGAGGCCCGGCCGGACCCGGCGGGCCGGTATTGGTACCGGTGGCCGCAAGTGATCCGGTGGGGCCGGTAGGTCCGGCAGGACCTGCCGCCCCAGCTGTTCCTTGCCGTCCGGCGGGGCCGGTGGCACCCGTGGCGCCGGTCGCGCCGATAGCACCACGAACGGCACCACCGGCCGCGCCGGTCGGACCGGTCACACCAGCCGGCCCGGTCGGGCCAGTCTGTGAGCCATAAAGCCCAGCGGGTCCGGTCGGACCTGTGACACCTGTTACCGTGGCGGCATTGACCGCATCGACGACGTCTTTCAGCGCCGGGCTGATGGCATTCGGGTCGTAGTTCTCGGAGGTGAGGATCGTGCGCGCCATGACTGATTACCCCGCAGAGACGGCCGGAACGCCGTTGTTGTTCCACACCCGTCCTGCAACGAGTGGGTCAGCCATTGGCGCGATGAACAGATCGACCGTGGTGCCGGTCGGGCCGGTGGGTCCGGTCGGCCCCAGTCCTCCCGGAGGTCCCGCAAGCCCGGTCATGCCAGCCGGCCCGGTCGGGCCTGTCGGGCTGGCGCCGGTCGCACCAGTCGCACCAGTCGCAGAGCCTGTCGGCCCGGTCGGACCCGCGATCCCCTGCGCCGTCCCGGCGGGACCGGCGGGACCGGCGGGACCAGCCTGTGCGGCATAACCCGTCGCCCCGGTCGGCCCGGTCGGCCCCGCAGGGCCCTGCGGTCCAAGCGCGCCGACGGTGCCGGTGTTCGCGCCAACCGGACCGGTCGGCCCAGTCGCGCCCGCAGGGCCACGCGGACCAGCCGCGCCAATGGCAGGGCCCGTCGGCCCAGCCGGTCCGGTGACACCGGCAGCCGCGACACCGGCCGCTGCCTCTTCCAGCACCTGACCAATCGTGTTCGCATCGTAATTGGTCGAAGACAAAATCGGCATGGCATGACCTCAGACTGTCGTACGGTCCTTACACTGTGACTGGTTGATGCTTCATTAAGTCGTCACCCGACACCGGGAGAAAGTCGCGGCGGGCCACCCGGTCCGGGGAAACCCGGCTGATTACCCACGACCGCAGTCTGCGGTCCCATTCCTCCCGGAGGCGGTCCCCTGCGCGTGCCCTGACCATAGGCGGCCATCTGCGCGATGTTGCCGCCCGCACCGGGCGGGCCGCCGCGCGGCTGTGCACCGAAGGGCCCTTGTGGCCGTCCCGGCACGATGCCTCCATCCTGCGGATTTCGTGACGGACCCGTAGGGGGAATAACTCCCGGACTTTCTCCGGTATCTTCCCCCTGATCCGGCTGCATGCCCATCTGCGGTGCGAGGCCGGCGGCAGTAAGTTCTTTGGTGATCTGCTGCACACCGGCCTGCACGCCTTTCTGGACGCCCTCGCTGACCTGTTCCAGCACGGGACCGTGCTCCCGCTGCTTTTGCTCGTGCTTTTCCATTTGCTCCAGTTTGTCCTCGCTCGGGACCACCTCCTCTCCATTCAGGCCAATTGTGGTGGCGACCGAACGCAGCACGGTACCGCGTCCCTTCACGCCCATGATCTTCATGTCGGTCGGGTTGAGCGTGGTTTGCAAGAACTCCAGCTGGCGCTGGCGGATCGTCTCGCGCTGGATCGCGACGTTGACACCCAGCACAGTCAGGTCTTCATTACCGGTCAGCAGTCCGGTCGTATCCGTCAGCAGGATCAGGTCCGACAACTGCAGCAGCGCCGGCTCGACAACTTCACGATCAATATTCGCACTCACTGTTTGTAGGATCTTGCTGGCATTGCCCATCAGCATCGCCAGACCGGACGCCGTGCGCCCGGCACCGCCGCTGTCCCCGCGCCCGCCGACATACTTGGGGATCGCGCTGACGTCGTCGGCAATCTCGACAAACTCGCGATAGCACTTCATCAGGGCTTCGGCGTTCATCGTCGGCATGAAGAAGCTGACCGGCGGCTGATTGTTCGAGCCCACCGGGTCGTTACGCGCATGCCAACGCTTCCACGGGTACAGCTGCCCGTCGTCGTCCGGCATGATGCGGTCGTCGTTCAGCATCACCTGCAGACCACTGGCGATGCTCATATTGTTGACCAGCGCACGCAGCGTGGCGTTGGCCGCCATCTGCAGGTCCTGCAGCAGGTCGATCAGGGAATTCCCTACCGGCGTGCCGGGGACTTTCTCGAACGACGTAATGAAATACGGATGACGCCGTCTCGGGCTGGGGCTAAGATGGCACTTCACCACATGGTTGCCGATGCACCAGACTTGGACGGCATAATCGCGCAGCTCATCCGGCACTGCGAGCCCGTACTCCTGCAGCATCCGCCCTTGGATGTTGCCGTTGTACTCCATCATGGAGATCATACCAGACCGGTTCCATGCTGGGTTTTCCCGGCTTTCGAGCACAGCCCGCTCAGCATCGGTGGTGTCCCAATTGTCGTACAGGCCACCACGTCCATACTCGTCAAGAACAGCGCGTATCTCCTCCTGATCGTAGCCGGGAAGATCGAGAAGATCGTTAAGCTCACCGCGCGTGACCGAGAGCTTCTCGATCACCTCGGCATTCTCGATATCGGCGACGCCGGGAGTGAACCAGATGTCGAACGGTGAGACCCGGTTCCAAGTCAGCGTAGGCGTCATCTTCACCGTCGGCTGACCGCCACCCTTGGGCCAGTCGACCTCGGGCATGATCTTGACCACCGGCCCCTTAATCACCGCGAACGGGAAGATCGGCAGGTCGACGAGGAATTCCGCCAGCGCGTGGTAGAACCCACCGCCACGCAACAACTCCTCGATCCGGTCTTCCGAGATGCGCGCCTGCTTGGTGGCCTTGCGTTTGGCAGCGTCGCCAGCGCTCTCCAGCAGCGCATCCTTGCGTTCCTGCAAATCCTGCGGCTGCGGCGGGCGGCCCAGCGTCTGGGTGACCTGATGCTGCTCGGCCTCGATCAGCTTGTTGATCGAGTCGAGGATCTCCTCGGGGATGTCCGGGTCGGCCGGCGGGCGCACCGCATAGGGGCGATCCTGCCCCAGATAGATGTCGCGCAGCAGCGAGGAGGCCGCACGACATTTCTGGGCAGCGATGCGCGCGTAGATATTCGACCCACCGA